TTCACGAATATCGGCAACGTGATTAAGGGCGTGTTTGCCGATGTCCTGACCTATTTCCAGCCCGTGCGCGATGCGCTGAGTTGGGTGGCGGACCGGCTAGGCTTTGGCGGCGGCGGTGGTGCGGCTGCGGCGCCCACCCCGCGCGACGCCAGCGCCCGCAACGCGCTGCGCCGCCAGCCGATTTATGGTGACAACGCCCTGCCATCCGGCGCGGGCGGTGGCGGGCTGCCCCCGGCCAATGATGTCCGGCTGAATGCGGGCTTGGATGTGAATATCCGCGCGCCGGAAGGCTTTGGCGTATCCGTCACGCCGCGCAGCGCGGATGAAGGCATGGCGCTGAATGTCCGGCGCGGGATGCTGGCCGCGCCATGAGTGAAGCGCTGACCAGCATCGCCGGGCTATCGGCAAGCCTGCCCTGGGTCGGCGCCAATCTGCGCCCGGCTGCGCTGCGTGGCCTGCTGTTTTATGCGCGGCGATCCGAAGAAACCTCTATCCGCCGCTGGGTCACGCATGAATTCCCGGGCCGCGACGAACCCTGGCATGAGGATTTGGGCGCGAAGACGCGCAGCTTTTCCGTTGATGGCATACTGATCGGGCCGGATGTTGTGTTGCAGGCGCGCGCCTTCCGCCGCGCCGCGGCTGATCCTGCGCCCGCGACCTTCCTGCACCCCTGGCTCGGCGCCATGCAGGTGGTGGTGCTGGATTGCCGTGTGGAGCTTGATGTTGCCAGCGCGCGCGTCGCGAATGTGTCGCTGCGGCTGGAGATTGCGGGGACCAAGCCCGCACCCGTCATCGGCACGGATGGCCTGGGCAGTGTGTTGGCTGAGGCGGATCGGCTGCTCACGGCAGGGCAGGCGGTTTGGGCGCAGTATCGCTATTTGCGCGCCATGGCTGATTTCGCCATCGCCAATTTCAAGGCGAGTGTGGAAGGCATTGCCGGCGCGATTAAAGGCGCGCTGGCCAATAACGGCAAGGTCGGCGCGGCGTCCGGCAGTGTGGCGGCCCTGGCCAGCCTGAATGACGCGGCGCTGGTATCTGACACCGCCGTGCCTGCCGCGCTGGCGACCGCCGCGCGTGATGTCTCGGCCTTGGCGGGCGGGCGTGCGGCGCTGACACGTGGCGCCGATGCAGCGCCGGTGGCGGCTTTTGAGGCGCTGGGCGCGCTCAGCAGCCAGCCTTTGGTGCCGGCGGCGGCGAGCCCCGCCACCACGCCCGCGCGCCAGCAATTGGCGGTGGCGACTGAGGCTTTGGGTGTGCTGGCGGCGGCGATGTTCGCCGGCGAATTTGCCCGCGCCGCTGCGGCGGTGCTCTGGGCTTCGCGCGATGAAGCCATGGCCGCGCGGGACCGTGTTTCGGATGCGCTGGCGGCGGCGGCGGATGCCGTGGCGGCGCTCGGCTGGGATGATGTCTGGCAGCGCCTGGTTGCGCTGCGGGCAGCATCGGCAGCGGATTTGGCGGAACGGGCCGCGCCGCTGCCGCGCATCAGGCGCGTTGAATTGCCGGGCGTGATGTCCAGCACCTTCATCGCCTATCAGCTTGATGGCGACAGCCTGTCTGATCTGTTTGGCCGCGCCGCCGCGCTTTCCGCGCGCAACCGCGTGCGCCACCCCGGATTCGTGCCATCCAGCCGCCCGATTGAGGTGCTGGCATGAGCGCCGCGATTGCCGCGAATGTCGCGCTGATTGTCGGTGGCCTGATCTATCAGGGCTGGCGTTCCATGAAATGCAGCATCGGCCTGGATGCTGCGGCGGCTGAGGTCAACATCGAATTGGCGGAACGCTGGGCGGGTGCGGCAGACGCGGCGCAGATCGCGCGCGCCATTCGGCCAGGTGCCGAGTTTCTGCTGACGCTTGAAGGCGATGAAGTGGTGCAGGGGTATCTGGATGCGCTGGAAGTGGCTTACGACGCCACTAACCACACCCTGACGGTGCGCGGCCGCGAACGCACGGCTGACCTGGTGGATTGCGCGGCGACGCTGGATGGCCCGTATGAATGGGCGAATATCGGCCTGGAAGAAGCGGCGCGGCGGATCGCAGAACCCTATGGCATTGAAGTGCGGGCCGAGACTGATCTGGGCAAGCCCTTCCCGCGCTTTTCGATCCAGCCCGGCGAAGCGGCCTGGGAATGCATCGCACGCGCGGCGCGGGAACGCGCGGTGATCGCAACCGGGGATGGCCGCGGCACGCTGATCCTGACGCGGGCGGGCGAAGGTGGTGACGCCGCCGGCGCGCTGCGGCTGGGCGGGAAGGATGGCAATATCCTGCGCGCCAATGGCAGCTTTGACGTGGCGGAGCGCCACAATGTGGTGGTGGTGCGTGGCCAGGCGCAGGGCGAAAGCGAAAGCGCGCAGGGCGAAGCGCGGGCCGAGGATGAGGATATTCTGCGCCACCGGCCGAAGGTGATTTTGGCTGAAGCGCAGGGCGAAGGTGTCACCTTTCAGGACCGTGCGACGCATGAAGTGCGGGTGGCGGCAGGGAAATCGCGCCGCGTGCGCTACACCGTGCCGGGTTGGCGCGGTTCGACTGGCGCCTTGTGGAAGCCGAATACCAAGGTTTGGGTGGAAGATGCCTTCCTGGAATTGGAACGCGAATTGCTGATTTCCAATGTGGTGTTCAGCCTGACGGATCAGGGCACGGTGACGGAATTGCAGGTGGCGCCGGTGGATGCCTATGCGTTGCTGCCTGAACCAGGCCGTGGCGGCGGTGGCGGCGGCGGCGATGATGGCCCGTTTGAGACGCGGATTTTCACGCGAGAGAATGACAGCCAAGCCTGGAAGCGGGTGAACGAATGACGCTGGATGACATGAAGCGCTTCATGGCGCCATTGCAGCGCCGCGTGATGCTGGCGATTGGCCGCGGAACTTTGGGCCCGGTGAATGATGCCGATGGCTTGCAGCGCAGCCAGGTCACGCTGCTGGCCGGCGAAGTGCGCGACAATGTGGACCGCATTCAGCCTTATGGCTTCAGCGCCGTGCCGCTGGCGGGCGCTGATGTGCTGGTGGTTTGCGTGGGCGGCAACCGGGACCATCCGGTGATCATCGGCGCGGATGATCGCCGATATCGCCCGACCGGCATGCAGCCCGGCGATGTCTGCATCTATTCAAACCAGACCGGCCACAAGATTACGCTGAAGGCCGATCGCACGATTGAAATTGAGGGTGATGAAATCACCATCAAAGCAGATACAAAGATCACGCTGGAAGCGCCCTTGGTGGGAGTGACCGGCGCTTTGGATGTGATGGGCGATATCCGCGACCGCGCGGCTTCAGGTGGCATGTCCATGAATGGAATGCGGGCTGATTACAACAGCCACGTTCACGGGGGCAGTCCGGGGCCAACCCCGCTGATGCAGCCATGATCGCGCTTGCCTGGAATGACGCTGCGGGCGCTGCCGATCTGGCGCTGAATGCGACCGGCGCGCTGGCGCGGGATGAAGCCTTGCAGACTGCGGTGGTGCTTTCCCTGTTCTTGGATGCGCGCGCGCGGCCTGATGATGGCGCGGAAGGCCACCGGCGCGGCTGGGTGGGCGATGCCTTCTCGCCCGAAGATCGCGTGGGGTCGCGGCTGTGGCTGCTGCGCCGTGAAAAGCAGACCGAAGAAACGCGCCGCCGTGCCGAGGATTACGCCAATGAGGCTTTGGCCTGGATGGTGGATGCTGGCCTTGCGACCAGCGTTTCCGTCACGGCGGTTTGGGTTGTACGCGGCGTGCTGGGCCTTGGCGTGAGTATCGCGACCCCAGGCGGCATTGAAACCAGCCAATTTACGATGAGGCTCTGACCATGCCCTTTGCCCGCCCTTCGCCATCTGAAATCCGGGACCGCATGGCGGCTGAAATCGCGGTCGCGCTGCCGGGTGCGGATGCGCGGCTGCGCCGTTCCATGGAAGAAGTGCTGGTGCGCGCGATTGGCATCGCATCGCACGAATTGCACGGCCATATCGAATGGGCCGCGCTGCAAATTCTGCCGGATACGGCGGAAGATGAAGTGCTGGCGCGGCACGCCGCGATCTGGGGCCTGACGAGGATTGCCGCGACTGCCGCGACCGGCAGCGTGACTTTCAGCGGCACGGCTGGTGCGGTGGTGCCGGCGAATACGGAACTCAGGCGCGGTGATGATGCGCGGTATCTGCTGGCGGCCGATGTCACCATTGGCGGTGGCGGCACGGGTGCGGGCAATGTTGTCGCGCGCGTGGCGGGTGCTGCGGGCAACAGCGCGGCGGGTGTGGCGCTGCAATTGGTGGCGCCGGTGGCGGGTGTGCAGCCGAGTGCTGTGGTGGCCGCGGGCGGGCTGGCGGCGGGCGCCGATGCGGAAGGCGATGCAGCGCTGCGCGCGCGGCTGCTGCAACGTATCCAGACGCCGCCTCCCGGTGGCGCTGCGGCGGATTATGTGACCTGGGCACGCGCCGTGGCGGGTGTTGATAAGGTTTGGGTCTACCCGAATTGGCTGGGCGCCGGCACGGTGGGCGTTGCCTTTGTCACCACGGGCGGCGCCATTCCTGCCGGGCCTTTGGTGGCGGCGGTGCAGGCTGCGCTTGATTTGCGCCGCCCTGTGACGGCGGCGGTGACGGTGTTTGCGCCCGCCACGCAGGCGGTGGCGATCACGATTGATCTGGCGGTGGACACGGCCGCGATCCGCGCTGCGGTGCTGGCGGAGCTCGCGGATTTCTTTGTGCGGGAAGCGGAGCCAGGCGGGGTGATCCGCGTGTCTCGGATATCCGCCGCGATCAGTGGCGCGCTGGGGGAAGTCGCGCATCTGCTGAGCGCACCCACCGCCGATATCACCTTGCCTGCTGGCACGATTGCCACGCTTGGCGCTGTGACCTGGGCCTGACGCATGGATGCCAGCGCCTATCTTTCCCAACTGATCGGCCTGCTGCCGCCGGGTGATGCGCTGGCGCGCGAACCTGGTTCCGTGCTGGAACGGCTGCTGTCTGTGCCGGCGGCGGAATTAGCGCTGGTGGATGGCCGGGTGGAAGCGCTGCTGCTGGAAAGCGACCCGGCGCGCACCACTGAAATGCTGGCGGATTGGGAACGCGCGCTGGGCCTGCCCGATATCTGCTACCCGAATTTTCAATTCAGCCGGGCATCGCGCGCTTGGTATTTTGATGGCGCGGGCGTGCTGCGCGAAGCGGCGGTGGATGAACCGCGTTACCTGTTTGATGCGCAGAGCAACCGCACGGATGCGGTGGTGGTGGAAGCGGCGACGGTCAATCACGTGCGGCAGATTGTGGCGAACACCGATTCGCCTGGCGCATGGCAGCAATTTTTCGGCTTGACGCCCAGCCTGACGGTCAATGCGGCACTTGCGCCTGACGGCCGCTTCACCGCTGCGCGGGTGCGATGGATCGGACCGGATGGCGCGTTCCCCTTTGTTCTTCTGCGCATTCCGACGAGCGGCGTGCCTGCGAGCACGGGATGTATGGTGAGTTTTTTTGTTTTCGCCCGTTCAGTCGGAAACGCTCAGTCCGTCAATATTGACATTGGCGATGGGCCAAATTCGCTGAATATACTGCCCCAAATCACGGCAGGCGCATGGCGTCGCGTGATCGCCGGCCCAATAACAAGCCATGCGTCAAACCAGTTCCTGGACATTGCTTTTGAAAACTTTACCGTGGGCGCCATTGACCTGGATATCTGGGGTGTCCAGGTTGAAGCGGGCACTGCGGGGACCAGCCTGATTTTGCCGACCGCGCCTGCAACCCTTGGCCCTGCCACCCGCGCGGCGGATCAGCTTTACATCGCCACCACGCAGGAACGCCGCCAGCGCATTCTCGCGCGGTTGATTGAACGCTTTGAACCGACCCCTGCCGCGATTGTCGGCCTGGCCGCCCGGCTTGGCGATAGCGTCACGCTAACCGAATTCCGCCCGCATACCTGCGAGGACAGCTGCGAAGCGCCCGTGCTGGATGAACCTTGGGCGCATGCCTTTCAAATCGCCGGCGGCGCGCAGCAGGTGGTGGAATTCACCTGCGAAGACACTTCTGAGACGCCGCTGAGCCAATGGCGCACCGGTCGATATGAATGTGCGATCCGTCGCTTTGCGCCGGCGCATACCGTCCCAATTTTCACCTATGCGTAAAGGAACCGCAGATGCAGCGCGTTAACCGATCTTCCGCCGTAGCCAGCCTGCCAGCAGCGCCGACGGGCGGCGCACCGGGGTATTTTACCGGAGGGAATCCGGGTCTTGGCCAGCCCGCGACCGTGCCTGGCTATGAATGGTTTAACGCGGTCCAGGAGGAAATGATTGGCATGCTGACCCGCGCTGGCATTACGCCCGCGCAGGGGGATTTGACGCAACTGCGCCAATCGCTGGATAGGCTTTATGGCGGCGCGCTGCGCACCGTCGCGGCGAATATAACGCTGACCGCGGATGATGCCGGCTTGGTGCTGGTGGATGCGGCTAGTGGTGGCCGCACCATTACGCTCCCAGCCGCAAATGCCGCGTCCGGCCGGCCGCTTAGGATCACACTGGTGCGCCTGGATGGAACCGCTAACGGGGTGTCTATCGTGCGCGTGGGTTCTGACCTTATTGATGGCCTGACTGCCGTTGCGCTTGCGCCTAACCAGCGCGTGACGCTGGTTAGTGATGGCGCATCAGCCTGGCGCTACGTCACGCCCACCGTGCCGGGCGCAGCATACTACAACGCGCCGGGCACTTACAGTTTTGTCGTGCCGGCAGGCGTGTTTTTTGTGCGCAGTCGCCTTTGGGGGGGCGGCGGTGGCGGTGGATCGGCTGGCGGTACTGCCGCAGCCGCGTGCGGTGGGCAGGGTGGCGCTTATTCGGAACGGCTGTGTAGTGTGATACCTAATCAATCAATCAGCGTCACGGTCGGCGCTGGTGGCACGGCGGGCGCAGGCGGTGGTGGAAATGGCGGTCCGGGCGGCACCACCAGCTTTGGGTCTTTCCATTCCGCGCAGGGGGGCGCGGGCGGCCCTGGCACTTCGGCTGGCACGGCAAATTTTGGCTCCGCCCCCGTCAATAATGGCGTCGGCGGTGACATCAACCTTGGCGCACAGGGGCCGTCCGGTGGGTACGTGCTGGGCACCACTTATCTTGGCAGCGCGGGCACCGGGGCACCGTTCGGCGGCGCGCCAAGTTTCATCGCGGTTGGGCAGCCTACAGTAGGGAGTTTTCCAGGAGGCGGCGCCTCCGGCGCGTCTTCTAACGGCACTGGCTTCCTTGGCGCACCGGGCGCCAGTGGCGCCTGTTTTCTGACCTGGGGGTAAAAACATCGTGATCTACGCACGTTTACAGGATGCTGTGGTTGTCGAGATGATCGCAGTAGAGGATGGTGGGCCACCGTTGGCGGAGCGGTTCCACCCGAACATCGTCGCCGCCTGCGTGCCCGTTCCGCTTGGCGTTGGGATTGATGTCGGATGGCGCCTTGTGGGGGATGAGTTTGTGCCGCCGGCACCGCCAGGCGCACCGCTGCAGGTCACGGATGTGAGTTTCTGGTCATTCATGATGGCGGCCTGGAAGCTGAATTTCATCACGCATGCGGAAGCGCTGGCCGCCGTGCGGTCACGCATCATGCCGGCAGCTTTCGCCACCGCGCTGGCTGGCCTGCCTGAAGCCGCGCGGCAGGAAGCGGAGCTTAAATTCGCCGGCATCACCCGGATGCTGCGGTCTGATCCGTTATTCGCCCGCGTGGTGGCGGCGAATATCGCGACAGATGAACAGATTGATGGCGTCTTTGCCGTCGCGGCCACCATCACCTGAGGAGATGACGCATGCCTGCCTTCAATAAATTCAACCAGTTCGTTCAGGACCGCGCGCATGGGGTGCACAACCTGCAGTCGCATACGCTGAAGGTGATGCTGACGAATGTGGCGCCGGTCGCGACCAACACAATACGTGGCAATTTGACCGAGATCGCCGCCGGCAACGGCTATGTGGCTGGTGGCGGCACCGTCGTGGTGGCGTCTTCCGGACAAATTGGCGGCGTGTATCGGCTGGTCTGTAATGATTTTGTGTTCACGGCCGCGGGTGGGCCCATCGGCCCGTTTCGCTATGCGGTGCTTTACAACGACACCCCGACCAGTCCGGCTGATCCGCTGATCGGGTGGTGGGATTATGGATCATCCATCACCCTGCTGAATGGCGAGACCCTGACCGTCGATTTTGATCCGATCACCGGTGTGATCCAGGATCAGTGATGATGATCACGGAGATTTGGTTCAAGGCCAGGATTGTGCTGGCCGAATTGGCCAGGCCAGGCGCGCAGCGCGAGAATTGGTTTGCCTGGGCGGCCGGACAGACCGCCCATGTCGCCATCGGCGCGGTGCTGGCCGGTGCAATGCTGTTCGTGATGCCGCCGGGCTGGGCCTTTGCCGTGGCCGCGCTGGGCTATGCGGGGCTGAAGGAAGTGCCGGATTACCTGCGCGCGCCGGGCTGGGCTGGCGCGCGAGACAGCGTGCAGGATGCGCTGTTCGTCACCGCTGGCGCGGCTTTGGCCGTGGCGATTTCCGGCGCGCATGAAAGGCTGTTTTTCGTGGCGGTGTGCGCGGCCTTTTTCGGGCTCAGCCTTGGAATTCATGGAAGGATAAGGCGATGACTGACGTGCTGGCGGCGCGCGTTGCGCAGCCCGATATGCAGGGCCTGCCGGAATGGCGGGTGGCGGAATTGCTTAATGCAGAGGACGCGCAGTTTGGGGAGATGCCTGTCCGGTTCTCCTGCCGGTCAATCGCAGAGCCTGCTGTTCTGAGCGGTGAACTTGCGCTGCTGCGGCTGGTGTTCCGCGAAGGCCGTATTCCTGCCGATGTATCCCCGACTGGAGTTGCTTTGCCCATCCCGACACAGGGGCTGATCGCGATCGGCACGCTACTGGATGCGGTGGATCGGGATTTGCGCGTAGACCCAGCCGTGCCCGGCACGGTGAGTGGCGTGGCATCCATGCTGAATGCCATTGAGACCATGGGTTTGCTTTCCGCCGAAACAAAAACGGTAATTTTGGCACAAACGACGCGCATAAAATCATGGGCAGCGGCAAATGGCGTGGAAGTGACGCCGGCCGCGGTCAGCCAAGCACGCGGGAGGATTTGAGATGGCATTGGTCAAATGGAGCGTGGCCACCGATCTGGCTGATATCGCGACGGCCCAGCTGCAAGGCTTGGGTATCAATCAGACGGCGGTGTTGAGTGACATTGACAATAGCAATGCAACCACTGGCCGGAATCTCTATTGTATTTTCCGCATCAACTTGGCTTCAATGAACCCTTCTGGGTCGCCAAGCATGATTATTCGCATGTTTCGGAAGGTCGCGGGCGTCGGGCCGTCTCGTGACGCCTCTGTTTTTGCGGGTGAAAGCTTCAATATCCCGATGCTGACGGGGGCGGCCGCGCGGGCTTATGATAGTCCGGTGATGCGCTTGAATGGACCATTTGTGTTCGGTGTTGAAATCATCAATAACACCAATGCCAATTTTGCAGCGTCTGGAAATACCGTTGTCCCGACCGTCTGGACTGAGGACGTGTGATGCCACGCGGGGTCAGCCGGTACGATGAAGCGCGGCTGCAGGGGCGCTTGTGGAATCCGCGGACCCTGCCTGGCCTGGCTTTGCTTTGTCAGGCCAGTAGCCTGCGCGGCTTCCAATCCGGTGGGCAGATTAACCAGTGGAATGACGAAAGCCTGTTCGGGAACCATTTACAGCTACTGGCCGGCAGCACGGCGCCCGCGCCACGACTTGTGGATGGCAGCGTGGCGCTGCGCTTCGCGGATAACATGCTGATCAATGAGACCCTGCGGGGGTTTAACACGAGCACCTTTGGTCCGTGTACCTGGATAATCGTCAGCCGAATTACGGCTGCATCCGGGCCGCCTTTTCCGCAGTTCCGCGCTTTGATGCATGTGGGGAATATGGCGACCAGCCCCGATTCGACATTCTTTTTCGGCACCGTGGCTTCTTCCGCCACCGAATTCGATTCGGATCGTCGGGGCATCCTGTATTCAGATGCGGGAAGCTTCCTGGGCGCGTATTTGCAAACCACGAATGGGGTGCCGAGTATAGATATCTTGCGGTTCAACGGCACATCGGAGATTATGCAGAGCTTCGCGAATGGGGTGGCCAATCCCTTCAATCCCTTCCTGTTTTCGTCGGGAGCGGGTAGCGTCAGCCGCGTGGCGCTGGGCGGCTACAAGCAGGGTGGTGGCACAGTAAGTGACGCCGATGTTTTCGCGCTGGCTTATGTGAACCGCGAAATCAACGACAATGAACGTGCGCTGCTGGAAGGTAGCATTGCCTGGAATGCCGGCCTGCAGCGCTTACTGACTGCCGGCCATCGCTTCGCCAATCGTCCCCCACTGATCGGCGACTGATATGCTCCGCATTCGCGTCCCCGCCCTGTTCCGTGCCACTCCCGCCGCGAGTTATCCGCTGTTGGCGGATGCTGGGTTCTTCACGCTGACGGGACAGGATGCTGGGCTGCGCGTCACGCGGCGACTGGTCGCAGATGTAGGGGTCTTCGCGCTGGCGGGGCAGGACGCGGGGCTGCGCGTCACGCGGCGCCTCGTCGCGGATGTTGGGGTCTTTACGCTCACGGGACAGGATGCCGCCCTGAGTGTATCGCGCCCACTGGTCGCAGAGGTGGGCGTCTTCGCGCTGGCGGGGCAGGACGCGGGGCTGCGCGTCACGCGGCGGCTGGTCGCGGATGTTGGGGTCTTCACGCTGGTTGGCCAATCAATCGAGCTGGTACGGCCGCTTTCTGGAGGGTCTGTGGTTGCGCGGCTATTGCGGCGGCGCGCCATCATCGCGCGGCTGATCATTCGGGGGGACGACAATCTATGAACGCGGCTAAATACTGGCAGGGGCAGTCCGTGGAACTGCGCGCGCTGTTCCTGAATGCGGATGGTGTGCCGCTGGCCGCCGGCGGCGTCAGCTTCCGGGTGAAGAAGCCGGATGGCACCTTCGTGACGGTCGCTGCCAGC